GCAGACTTCTTGTTTTTGTAAAACATTCCCTGTGAGGGTAGACCAACCACGTCATGTGGGAGGTCCATATTCATTTGTCCGTATTCTTGTGATGTTGTATCCATAAAAAAAACCGTAGAGTTTCGCTCTACGGTTAAAAATATTCTGAAAAAAGTTTAAGTAAATAAAATCTTAGTAAATCAATACACAACGGTCCATTCTCAAAGTCGCTGAGATTGTTGCCAAAGCATCTTGTGAGTAAGATAATGAGTTGAAGTTGACGTCAGTTAAGAAAGTACCATAAAGAATCCATTTTTCAACTACTACTCCTGTTGGGTCGAGCATCTCGAGGTCGATGTCTTTTTTGTAACCTGCAGCATAACCCATACGACCTGTTACTGATTCAGCGTGTAAACGTACCCACTCCATAAGAGCTTGAGCTGCTGAAGGTCCGATTGGGTCACGGAACACAACAGGAATTGTTTGCCAGTTGAATCTTCCCGCAACGAACGTTGAGGTGTTCAAAAACTGAATTTCAGTTGGTGCAATTGTGATGTGTGGTCTGGCTGTTGACTCTACAAACCATTCGTTAATTCCCAAAGTTGAGGGAAACCTAAGAATGAAACGGTTCTGACGTTTCGGTTCGTAGGGAATGGGCATTTTCATTAATAAATCTGCCATGGTATTTCTTTTTCTTTAGATTTTTATCTTTGTTTATAAATATACCTTGTTAGAAAATTTTTCTCTTGACTTCCGAAAGACAAAAATTACTCTTCCATTAAATCCGGTACTAGTATTCTTTTTTAGTTCCTCCTTTAGTGGTATATGTTTTAATTGGTTCTTTTATCCCTTTAAAATGTTTTTTCATCGCTTCTACATTCTTTTCATCATCATCTGAAAAACCAATAGTTGGCTCTTTAGGAATGAATTTGTTAGCAATGTCTCTTTTTAAATAGGCTTTTTTCTGAAGTAGTGCTGCCATCGATTTTACATAACGTACAAAATCTTCCATAGCTTTCACTTTTAATTCTTCAGGACTTGAGGCACTTGTCTCATTTCCGAAACTAACAGGGTTATATCTGTTGAGTTCTAAATAAGAACGGATAAGTTCTTCATCTGTCATGTCTTCCTCACCCACAAAATCACGGTACTTTTTCAGGTTTTTTAAAAGTTCATCACGATTGATACCCTTATAGTTGTTTTGGATAAGATTATAGATACCTTCTTTAATTGTGTTTGGGTTATGACCTCTTGCGGTGATTATCGCAAAAATTGACCCGTTGTTAATTGCCTCCCGAAAATCATCCCACGCAGGACCAGGTTTAGCAACTAAAGAATCTTCTAAAAATTGAGTATCTCCTTCTACACCAAAAAATCGGAATGGTTCCTCAGCAAAACCAACAACTTTAGAACCCTTGTAATTGAATGGGGTTTTCCCAATTTGAGACCTATAGTCCGCAAAGTCAGAAGTTGTCATCATTACCTCATCACCATCTTCATCCACCAAAACAATCTTGGTTGGCATATGAACGATGTTGTCGTCCCAATCAAATGCGTAATATTTCAAATCGGGACCTAGTTCGGTGATTTTTTCGGAAATGAGTTTTTTCATTTGGTATGTGGCTAAAAAGGGGGAGTTGATTCTCCCCCTTTACAAAGATATTAAATATTCTCAAACGAAGCTCCTGTTGGAGTAATCAAGAATTCGATGTCGATGAATTCAAGTGCCTTCGTTGGTTTGAGGTAGATTTTACCTGTTAATGTGTTTCTATCCAAATCTTCAGGAGTAGAACTTACAGTTACACGGAAGTCATACAAACCTCTGTCTCTTCTGATTGAGTCAAGAATTGGGTTAACCGAATCCAAGAACTGTTGTCTCACAATATCATCGTTCTGTTCGAACAACAATCTTACCGCTACAGCTGAAATCAACTTACGAGCTTGTAACAACAATCTTCTTACGTTCAATCTGTTAAGAGCAGTGTCTCTAACTTGGAGAGTTTTGTTACCCCAAATTACAGTACCTACATCAGAGAATGTTGCAATTGGGTTGATTCTTCCTTGATAAAGAATGTCTCTGTCTTCTTGAGTGAGTCTCAATCTTGCCTTCACGGAGTTAACAAGACCTCTTGTGTAACCCGCCGATGCGAACCAAGGGAACGAAATGTTATCCGTGAGTGCCAAGTTTCTACATACTTGTCCTGTTGGAGGAATGTAAAGTTGGGTATTGTTAACCGTGTCTCTTTCCAAAATCCATGGGTAGTAAGTTGCCGTGTAAGATGAATCGATACCTGTGTCGTCAAGGTTATCAACCGCAGCTTGTGGGTAGATAATTTCGTACTGAGAACCACCGTCCGAAGTGTACATGTTGTAGTCAGGTGTAGTAACAATGTAAACAGAATCCGCTCTTTGGTTGGTTACCATATCGATAGCCGACTCGCAAAGATTGTTGTTGTTTACGTAGTCGATACTTCCTGTAGCAAACACGTTGATGTTTGTTGATTCAGGATTGTTGAACGACAAGATACCGAGAAGATATGCGTAGTAGTCAGTGTTAGCAAAATCCTGAGTGTTGTCAGCAACTACAATTCTCTTGAATGTACCATCGCCCGATGCGGTTGGGTATCTCTGAGAGATGTAAGCCCCTTGCAGGTATCCTGAAGCTCCAAGTTGGAATCTGTCGGTATTAGTTCTAAACTCTCTGTAGATATCCCATCCGTCAAAACCACCTTGGAATACCATTGTAAACTTACGAGAATACAAGAAGTAATAAGGGTTAGTTTGGTTTTGAGGTTCAGCACTAAAGTCAGCAACACCACAAACAAATGCTGGTGTACCACTTGTAACATATGCGTTACCAATTGTTACAACAGTAGCACCTGAATCAAAGTGGAATCCTTTAGTTTGATAGTTCCAAGGAATTGAATCCAAAGCTTCATACCAACCCACAGTAGGATTCTTCTTACCCTTGTAAGCCAAGAGGTCTGAATCAATTCCAAACTGTGAAGAAATACCAAGATAAGTTCTTCTTACGTTGTCACCACTTGAAGTCACAACATTAGAACCACCCGCAGTTGTTCCAAATGGGGGGTCGTAAATAGTTTCTCCAGGATAGAAGTATTTGTTCTTGATGATTGGGAATGGTGATGGATTAGTTGGAGATTCGTAAATTCTCTCATCCAAACCGTAGAATCCACAAGGGAGTGCATCGAATGGTGCTTCATCAGCAATTTCAACCATGATGTAAGCTGAGTTCAAAGGATACTCACCATCAAATGAACCAATTTTTTTACCTACGAAACTGTTCGTTGAAGGGTCCATAGTACAGTTTGTGTACTTTTCGTACACAACAGGATTAGCGTCCGTATCGAAATAATCTCTAACCATAACATCAAAGGTTTGGTTGGAGAATGAAACGTTGGTAATTGAAATTTTAATTTGTGTGTTAGCAGCATCACCATCAGAGATACTTACAAATCTAAACAAGTTATAAACTTTGTTACCACGAAGTTCAGAAACAACATAAGGAGTCCTAGGACTTTGATATTGTTGTAAGTTCCACGCAATTGAAGTTGTAGATGTGGTATCACGTGCTTCGGGAAGTGCGATGTAACCACAGTTCAACCCTCTGATGTATCCTTTATTGTAACCGTAAGTAAGTAAACCTGGATAAGATTCTTCAACGTAAACAGGAACCTCGAATCTTGATTTTCCAAAGTTTGTAATTCCAAGAACCTTAGTAATGTAGTTAGATTGATTTGCTCCAAACGATACATCAAAATCAAAGGAATCTCCTGTTCGTGTGACACCACTTACTTGGAATGTTGCAAAAGGATTTTGACTAATACCTGAGTAAGGTCCAGTACAAACCATTTGTAAATCAGTTAATCCTGTTACTTGATATTGAGGACCGTGTTGAGTCGATGAGTATTCTGAGATACCTCTCGAACGCATTGTAGCAACAACCAAATTACAGTAATCTGTGAATGCGGTACCGCTATAGAAGTAAACGTTACCTGAAACCGTACCCGAGAATGTGTTAGAAGCTCCTGTGTAGTAATTAGAAACAACATAGTTCCACGAATAACCTGAGTAATTACAAGAAGAACCGGTTGTATCAAAAGTTGCGTAATACCAAGGGTCATTTACACTGTCGGTTAGGTCATTAGCCAATGGGTCCAAACTATCAACACCAAAATTATTACTCAAAACACTGTACTGTCCGTTCAATTGGTCATATCCCACTTGAGAGGGAACACCATAGAATTGAGCGGTTGTTGCTGACAAAGAAGTATTTCCTGAAATTGAATTCATGAAAGCTTGAATATCTCTCGAATAAGAAGAAGTTGAACCGTCGTATAGAGTGTATTGGTTTGTTAGGTTGTTGTTGATAATTGAAGGTAACGATGAAGTGAAGGTCACTGAAGTACCAGTAGAGGTACCTGTAAATGTTGCAGACCAAAAAGTTTGTGCAACACCCGCATCAATACCGACAGTTTCACCATCTACGTTAGCAATTGCGGTAATTGTCCAAGAGGGACCTGCGTCATAACCTGAAAGTCCCAAAACTCTTGTTACAAAAAGTTGATTTGATTGTTGAAGATAGGCTTTAGCGATGTAAGCCGCCTCGTATTTAGGAATTTGGGTTCCTATAAATTTTTCAGGGTTGGTACCACCGAAGAACGTTTGGAATTCGTCAAAGTTTGTGATGAAGATTGGTTCAAATGCAGGACCAAACATAGTCTCACCAACCAATCCCAAAGTTGTTACACCAACGCTCTGAGCAACAAACGATAAATCAGTTTCTGAGGTGTACACACCAGGTGATACAAATACCTTCTGATTAGCTTGTGTAGATGTTACTTGAAAAAACATATTTTAATTTTTCTTATTCGGATTTATTTTACAGATAAATATTAAGTTCGAAGGTAAAAAACTTGACTTTTGAATATGTATTGATAAGCAGTAAGAATTTTTTCTGCCTTTTTTCTACCTTTATGAAAACTTCTTCTCAGGACATCAAGAACCTTAAAATATCAAAAGACGCTCATGCAGTACTCAAAAAGTATTGTGACAAGCAAGGAATCAAAATGTATAAATTTTTAGAAAACCTTATTTACGAGAGGTGTGGAGAAAAAAAAGATATCTACGGAGAAGATTAAACTAACTTCGCATTGAAGAGAATATTCGCCTCTTCACCTACTGTAGTCTTGTTTACATCCACTTGAAATTTGTCTCCTTGATTTAATTGAATGGTAAAAACATCTGTACCATAATAATCATCATTAATGTAAACATCGTAGGTATCTACGTTTTGAGAACTCACAAATTTTACATCAATCCTATAATCCACAGGAAAATCAGTCAACGATGTATTACCTGAAGTATAGTAAAAAGGATACTCAAACTCGTTTGGATTGGATGGACTAATTTGATTTCGTTTCCCTGTGGGAACTTTAGTATCCACCTCATACATCTGTAGTACTCTGGCTACAGCAGGTTTTACTTCAAATTCTTCCTCATCAATAAGATAACCCAACATGGTAAAATCGTAACTTTGAATGTAGTAGTTCCTTTTATCAATATCCAAAACAGATTCATCAGTGATATTATTCATGATGATTGGGACGTATTGACCTTTAATGAAGGTGTAGGCTTGACGTGAAGAAAAAGTTTGAAGTACATTTTTGTTGAATGTATTCAACTCCCTCATTCTGTTGCAAATAATTTTTACACTATAATCAATATCTACTGGTACTGGTTGTGGAATGGTGTAGATATCGTAACCCTTTTGATTACCGTTCCAAGTTGGAACTGTAGCATAATAAAATTGTTTTCTAACAGGAATCGTGTATTGGGTGGAAGGGTTAGTTCCATATTTAACCTCAGGTTTTCTAACCACTGTGATAAAAGGTAGTTGAACGTTAAAGTCAGGGTCCACAAAGTTCCAGGTTTCAGTAAACTGAGACCATCTTTGATTGGTAATAATTTTATCAACAACATTCACATCTTTTCCCGATACTGTTGTTTTGAGAGAATTTTTTACAAACTCTAACATACCTAAATCCAAATCCGCATGTAGAACAGATTTGGGTAAATAAGTACCATCCTTATTGATGAATTCCGAAAGTTGTTCCCTCCTCGTAAAGAGTGTCTTAGGAGGTACTAAATCGATATTTGGTTTTACTTGTTTGGGAAATGGCATCAGGTTCCAAAGAATTCATTTTGACTAGCAGGTACAGCGATAATTGTCCTGTAGAAAGGTTTATATCCACCGTAAGTGTGTTTGTTATCGGAAACGACCCTGCCGTCATCAGACACAGAATAGTAACGAACTTTTTTCTCAGTCTCATAATAACCCAAATAGTCACCATAAGCAATATCAACCCCCAATTCATCCAAATAAGATTGATAGATTGAAAACCTCATGTTACCGGGTTCGTCTTGTTCAATTCTTGAATTACCAAGTCGTTGTCCAGTCGGAGCCAAAATTTGTACATAACCTTTGAGTTCAACAGGTGCGTAAAACTGAATACCACCCTCAGGTGCTTCACCGTAAACGTTGTCGATTCTTGTCTTGTATCTGTCAACACGATAGAGAACAACGGTGAAGTTCATATCCCCCTCTAACCACTCTGAACCCATAGCGATGTCGAGAGAATAGTCTTCTCCACCAAAGAATTTACCAAGACGTGTAATTGGAACTAATTTCTGTGCCATAACCGATATATTGATAAATACCTGTTTAGTTGTTATTATTATGAACAAAATGGTTATCAACCCACCATACAAAATCAGAGTAGCACCAAGTCCTATTCATGGAGTTGGGGTTTTCGCAATTCAAAAAATTTGGAAGGGTGAAGTATTTGAGGTTGCACCTGTGTTAGAAATACCAACTAAAAGAGGTGGTGAATATAACATTCTCCCCGACTATAGATTTTTCTTTCCAAGAAATTCTTCCAACCAAATTCACGTGTTAGGTCTCGGGTATTCCTCTTTTTACAATCACTCTGAAAATCCAAACGCTGAGTGGACAGACACAAAAGGTCAAAAAAGTTTTGATTTTTACGCGTTACGAAACATTGAAGTGGGTGAAGAAATCACAGTATATTACGGAGATAGTAGTTATTGGGAAAGTACTGGACAAATAATAGACATTAAGTAATGGGTATAGATTTAACAATAGAATCCAAAGCCATTTCAATTCTTGAATCTTACGAAGGGGCAAACAATTATATTTTGGGTTTGAAAGACAAACTCCTTAAGAACAAAAAGTTTTATCCAACTCGAAGTCAGGCAGAATATATTGTCACCAACAAAGACAACGTTCCCAAAGTCGCAAAGAAGTGGGTGTTACTCGATTCTTATTTTTCACAAAAGATTGCCGACGATAAGTTTTTGATGAAGATTCCCGAAAAGTTGTGGATTGAAAAGTTATTGGCTGAAAAAGATAAGGCGTACCACATATGGGGAAGGTTCTTTGAAACAGAGCCAATGACTGACATTTGGGTCCCCAAAGTTTCAATCATTAAAGACAATAAAATCAAAGTTGGAGAAATTGATTATGAAAAGTATAATCATCGTCCTCCACTTGAACACCAAAAAATTGCCATCAAAAGTTTACTTGAAAACAAAAAGTATATTTTGGCGGACGATATGGGTTTGGGTAAAACCACTTCAACAATCATTGCATCGTTAGAAACGGAAGCAAAGAAAATTCTTATCATATGTCCAGCATCACTCAAGATAAACTGGCAGAGGGAATACGAACTTTATTCAAAAAAACCATCTTTTGTCTGCGAGGGTAAGAATTTTTCTCCCGACGCAGAAATTGTTATCATGAATTATGATATCATCAAAAATTTCCACGACTCCAAAGACAGAAAAAATTCGGTAATACTCAATTCCAAATTTGATTTAGTAATCATCGATGAAGCTCACTACATCCAAAATGTCCAAGCACAGAGAACCAAGTTGATAAATGACTTGGTAAAAGATGTTGATAGGTTGTGGTTGTTGACAGGTACCCCTATGACATCAAGACCCATCAACTATTTTAATCTATTGAGTTTGGTTGATTCACCTGTTGCTAAAAACTGGATGGCTTATGTGGTCAGATATTGTGCGGGATATCAGTTCAAAGTGGGTATAAGAAAGGTTTGGAATGTGATGGGGGCATCAAATCTTGAAGAACTTCGGGACCGAACATCAACAACGGTTTTAAGAAGACTTAAAGAAGATGTGTTGGATTTACCTGAAAAAATTATCACACCTGTTTACCTAAGACTTCGTTCAAAGTTGTACGAAGAATTGATGGGGGACTACTACAACTGGTACGATAAAAATCCTGAGGAGAGTAAAAACTTATCGATTCAGTTCACCAAACTCACACAAGTTCGACAGGTAATTGCCGATGAAAAGACACAACACACCATTGAACTCGCCGAGAACATTATCGAACAAGGAAAAAAGGTTATCATTTTTTGTAACTTCACAAAATCTTTGGAGGTAATTTATAATCATTTTGGAAAATCTGCCGTCAGGTTGGATGGGTCTATGTCCAAAACACAAAGACAAGAATCGGTTGACAAATTTCAAACGGACGAAAACGTAAAAGTTTTTATAGGTAACATCAAAGCGGCTGGTGTTGGTATTACTCTGACCGCAGCAGAAGCGGTTATTATGAACGATTTGTCTTTCCTACCTTCCGACCACAGTCAATCTGAAGACCGAGCTTATCGTTACGGTCAAAAAAATAACGTGTTGGTTTATTACCCTATCTTTGACAACACAATAGAGGGTATCATTTACGATATTTTGAACACAAAGAAAAGAATCATCGGAACTGTCATGGGTGACATTCAAGATGAAACAAATGTTGTGGAAGAAATTTTGAAGAGCATCAACCAACGAAGATAAACCAAACTTTCCTGTTATTTATAGGAAAATCTTCTAACATGGAACATCTACAAGAATCAGTGGAGAAAGTCGAAAAGAAAATCATCCACGAACAGAAAAAAGAAGAGGTAAAAGTTCTTATCAAAGAAATGAAAAAAATCGGGATTGAGAAACTCCCGTACGCCTATTCAGCCTTGAAACGTTTTATTGACCCTGAGACAATGAACGTTCACTACAATAAACACTACAAAGGATATGTCGATAAGTTAAATGCACTTCTTAAAAAAAGAAAAGGGACAGATGACTTAGAAAAAATAATTAAAAACATATCCAAATATCCAAAAGCCGTAAGAGATAATGCCGGTGGAGCTTTTAACCACGCATTGTTTTGGAACATGCTCTCCCCAACACCAACAAAAGTTGGAAAGAAAATGTATCAGAAAATTAGGAACCAATACGGTGGTTTACCAAAGTTCAAATCAGAATTTGAAAAAATTGCTAAAGAAAGATTTGGTTCAGGTTGGGTGTGGTTAATCTTAACCAACAAGAATACTTTGAAGATTATGTCTACCCCCAATCAAGATAATCCACTAATGAATGTTATCGAAGGCGGCGGATATCCACTTTTAGGCTTAGATTTGTGGGAACATGCGTATTACCTCAAATACAGAAACAAGAGAGATGAGTACATCAAGAACTTTTGGACGGCAGTCAATTGGGACTTTGTGGAAAATCTTTTGGAACTCAAAACAGAAACCCAATTATTAGAAACCCGTCAAATAGGACAATTACTTATGGAAGGAAAATCAGAAGCCTGCTCACGGAAGGATATCGAATTCTACCAACTGTTCTTCAATGTCAACAGACCAGCAAGAAACTTTTACCGTAACACAATTATCAAAACCCATCAGAACTACTACAAAGACAGATACCACTTCCAAAGTGACAATGGAGAAATTCCCGGAGTTTACAACTTAGAGAAAGAAGGTCGTTCAGTAATCAATAACATGAACACCAACTATTCTGTATTCTGTATTATGGTTCGTGATTTGAATAAGGTTTTAAGAAACGTCGGTGAACAAGAAATAGAGTTCCAAGAAAAAACTCCCGGTGAACAAATTCAAGAAATGAAACGTATGTGCAAGTTTATTGAAAAGTTCACCGATAGAATTTACGACCCAAAGAGTTCTACCTTCAGAAACATTATGACAACTTTAGAAGAAAAGGACAAAGTTGGAACTCGTAGGGAAACCACCGCTAAGGAAAAAATTATGAAGAGCATCTCAGGTGCGGTTGTTAATGTCACGGCAGGTGCTGGTAAAATCAAAGACGCCATCAAAAAAATCGACATGGAAATCAATCTTGACGGTAAAATATTGACCGCTCAAGTAAAAGGTTTCGATGAACTTCAAGAAACTGATGGTAAAATTGTTGTTACCAAACCGGGTGATATCGAACATTACAATGTTGACTGGATGGTCTTTGTAAAAGGTGGTCGTGTGGTAATCTTTAAAAACAACCCTGAAATCGTGTTGGGGGAATATGTTTTTGATAAAAATGACCTTCTTTACAACTTAAGATAGTGCCGACTATTTATAGACATGGCAGTAATTCCGGAACCCGAAAGAAGTAGAATTTATACTCGATTGAAGCACCAACTTGGTGCACCTCTACGAAGCGTAGAATTAGAGGATGATATGTTGGATTCCTTGATGGAGCTTTCCATTCAGGATTACGAACAATACGTTCTTGATTGGTTGATTGAATCACAATGGGTAAACCTTGTGAATTTAAATATGAGTGAAAAGTCGGTCGCTAACGCACTGATTACACGAACTCTCAACTTCGAAGACCAATTCACCTACGCATACTCGAAGATTGTAGGACTTCAAACTATGGGACCATGGGTCTTAAAACAAGATTACTTTGTTTTGAGTGCTAATACCCAAACGTATGAAATCCCTGCGGGTAGAGAGGTAAACGAACTTCTATGGTTTTCTAACCAACCATTCCAAAACTTAGCCCTTTGGGGAACCACTGACTATGGATTTGGTGGTGTTGGTTTGGGTGCTAACCAAGCAGGTTATGCACAAATTGGAACTGCCGGTTCTTACTTTATGTTAAGTGGATTTGATTACCTCTTGAGATATCAAGAGGCAAACATTCTTAACAGAATCTTGGGTGGTGAATTAACTTACAAAATCACAGGATTACCTGATGGTAAAAAGTTAATTACCCTCTACAACGCCCCGGGTAGTAATTTCTCATGGAGTAACTACTCTGAATATACAGGTAAAGCTGTTTGGTATTTCTATTACGAAGTAGACGGTGACAGTAGAGCTCAATGTCTTAAAGATAACCCCGACATCATCAAGTTACCTTCGGATGTACCCATTGAAGAACTATCATGGGAAGATTTAAATGTTCCTGGTCAACAATGGGTTAGACGTTGGTTCACTGCTTATGCTAAAGAAACCTTGGCTCGTGTTCGTGGAAAATATAGTGGTAACTTGAAGACTCCCGATAGTGAAATCATCATGGACTATCAAGTACTTCAGACTGAGGCTAAAGATGAAAAAAGTAAGTTAGAAGAAGAATTAAAACTACGTCTTGAAAGACTCCGTCCTGAAAACCAAATGAAGAAGGAAGCGGAGATTGCTGAAAACCTCAACAAACAAATGAAGTTCAGAGCAATGCCAAGACAAATTTACGTAATCTAATTTTATGTCTGTCATCAAAAGTGTCCCTTCACAAAGGGTTTTTAATAACAAAATAATCCACACTTCAGAGGTTGCCGTAGTATCGGAACCATTTTACGAAACTCATGGTGAGTCTTGTGTTGTAATTAGAGGAATAGAAAGTGCTAAAGTACGTTTGGATTCTATTTCAACAGACCACACCACCATCAAGGCAATGACAAAAGTTTTGATTATTCCCGATATGGGAAAAATTGATGAGGAATACGATGAAATCCTTATCGACAAAGGTGCATGTGTAGAGTTCCGATTCTGTGCCGGAACTTGGTACATTATATCCTCAGATGGACTTAAGCAGTCCTGATAGGAACATTCTTAACGTCTTTAATACTGATGTTCTTCAGGTTAGTTGTGCCGTGAGCAAGTTGAGAAAACAATCCTAATTGAGCAAAATATTTGAACATATAGAACAAATAATCGGGTATAACCAAATCAGGGCGAGTTACAGTGACACCGATGTGTTCAGGTGAAAACTCACGAGTGGGTGTACCGACAGTATTTTCACTTCCTTTACGGATAATCCAAAAGTCGGCTTCGGGATTGTTGACATTAAAGTCAGCTATGTGTTTCAGCTTCATAGCTGTAAATATACTGCTCCCACCCTTCTTCTGCCAAATCGTACATATAAGTTGGTGACAATCCTCTTTTTTCCCAATATTTTACCTCACCATCAGACATTGTCATAACCTCGTTCAAATCGTCTTGGTCACCAGGTCCCATAGGATATCCGTTGATAAGTTCACACTGACTAGCGGTAAAGATACCCATATCGTCAGGATTAGTCACAAGTAACCCACTACGTATTTCATCTTTAAAACAAACCAACAGAGGTTCAATCCGTTTGTTGAATGTGGTAATTGCTCGAGGTACATTGTAATCCCCCGTCATATCAGGATTGTTTTCAAGTTCTGCAGGGTCAAGAATATAACAATTCAAGTTAATGTATGATGGAACGTCTTCCAAAACCTCACCCGTTTTCTCAAAATGTTTTTTTCTCTGTAGGTCTGAATATTTCTTTGCAGGTACTTTTTGTACGTCACCGTGAGATGCTTTCTCCCCGTTGTTTACGTACATGATAACATCCCCCAAATTCACATTCATATTGTGCTGAATTGCAAGTTCCATGTGAGCTTGTCGTGACATCAAAGAACCCGCTTTGGTGGTCTGTGTACAACGTACCTTATACTCCTGAAGGGTTTGTTTCACTTTTGCTTTTTGTGCAATCTGTGCAAGAGGAATTTGTTGGTTGTAAATCTTTTCGATGTACTCGTAGTAGTAATCAACAAATTCTTTTCCCTTACCTTCCAATAGCATTTTGATTCCCTTGTCCAAGAACTTCTCGATGTAACCAGGTAGTTTCTTTGATTTAATGGAGTTACCTGTGAGTTTGATTTTACCCTTAAAGTCCATAACCGCATAGTTCTTACGAGCAAGGTTAATACAGCTGGGCCATACCCCATCGGTGTCCAAAGCCATCTCACCCCTCATGAAGATGTCGTTGTACTCAGCAACATCCGCTTCAGGACCTTCGTATACTTTTCCTACCTTCACCTTCCAATTCAAACCACGTCCCACATATCTACGTGACTTAGCCTCCTCAGGAAGTGAGAAGTTCACACCGTCCGTATCCATTACAAGAGGTGTGTACCCACGAGACATAAAGAACTTAATCATCTGACGAAGATACTGACGACCCGTACAGGTGATTTGTTCACCCATATACATATCCCCCCAAGCATAGACCTGTGGAGCTGATAGTGCACCGAACATCGAGTTGATGAAGATTTTAATAGGAAGTTGTTTGTTGTTATAAGTCGCCGCCTTTTTGGGGTCCGTCTCGTAACATTCCTCAGCGAGTTGTTTGTAGAGGATACGAGTGTCACGGAAGTACTTCAACATACCCTTCATCGCACCTGTCACGTCACATTGGGGGAACACATCGTGTACCAACTGAATGGAAGGATACAGAGAAGAGAAATCAAGTTTGAGTACGTCCTTAGAATATCCAACCTTAAGAAGTCGTGACAGACCACCAACGAAGTCTGTTTTGGATTGTTTAGCTGGTATTGCCAAATTATGTTTGTAACTCCACGCGAGCATCAACATCTTCCACAAAGTTGCGGTTCCCATAGTGGAAACTCTTTCATAGGTTGTTGGAATCATCGAAGCAAGAAGGAAAGAACCTTGGTTGAATTCCTTGTCAACTTTGAGAGTTTCATCCAAGTCATCTTGGAGGTATCGTTCCACAATGTCGGCACCGTCAGTCAAGACGTAGGTATCGGGGAACTTCTTATCCAAATCTGTAAAGTTACCCTTCTTACGGTATTCACCATTCTTTATATTCAACCAATACTCTTCTTTTTCGGTGTACATCTTACCAATACTATCGTGGTTGATGTAAACTCGGTCGGGTTGTTTGGCGTTGATAAACTCAGAGATGTATTTCAAACCTGCCGACTTGATGGAAGAGTTGATTGCCTGAGCCCGACGTACTGCGTGGATAATATCAATAACGTTATACCCCCAAATAGAAGTCTGCATAAAGTCCTCAACTTCGTTAGCAAGTTTGAGAATATTCTTCTTCTGAGAGATAGAATGTTCAGGGTGTAGAGAACGAACAATCTTTCTGATGTCCATTCCCAAAATTCTACAACGTTCAAAAATCCAATACCAGTCGAAGTTCGCTGAATTGTAACCACCGATGATACTTGGTTTGAGTTCGTTGATTACTTTGAAGAACTCTAAGATTCCTTCCTTCTCCTGACTCTCGTCGATACACTCAATAATTTTGTTGTATCCTTTGTTTGTTCTGATACCAATCATGAAGATACGACCGTCCTTAGGTTCAAGAGAGGTGGTCTCCAAGTCAAATACCAATCGGGTTACGTCATCATAGTCTTCATAACCTTTGAACAATCGTTTTTCTTTTGAGATAAAGTATTGCTCAACAGGTGGAAGAATCATAATCTTATCACGGAACTTCTCACCCCAAGGGTCTGCCCCTCCTTCACGAAAAAACTGAATTAGACTTCTGTACCCTTTGAGTGACTTAACCATATAGGTAAGTCCCTTTTCCATTCGTTCGTCACCATGAGTATCCAACTTGGTAATCATAATACCGTGTTTACTCATTGCCTCTTTCTGAAGTCCCTTGGAGTTGTTATAAAAACCCAAACCTTTCAGGTCACCAACCCAACAAAAAGGGGTAAACGTATCCTTACGAATCTCTTTACCCTTACCCGGAATTTCTTTGATTTTATAGATTGAATCCGACATATAATCGAACTCACACGACACGATAAACTCTTCAGGGTCGTTACCCTCCAAGAAGGCTTTGATTTCTTCAGGTGTAATCATAATACAGTTTTTTCCGAGTGACACATTATCTTCCACACCATGTGGAGTTTGTCTTCCTCATTCAACTGTAAATATACGACAAAGGTTTGTTTTGGTCAATTAACAACACGCAGTTTCAGAGATGAAACTATCTTCGATATTGATATAAAGGTCCTCCCTGATTGGCATAATCAAATTACCATCAGCGTTTTTGATAAGGAACTGACCTGTGTATCTTCCCGGTGTGTTCGTGTCCCTTGAGGTAAACCTGTAGTAGATGTAATACTCCGTAGGTGCACCGTCAGCCAAAATCAAACTCACAATGTAACATGGTGCTGATACAATCTTAGGAATGCCTGTTGCCTCATTTATCATAGAAAAATAGATAGTTGCATTCTCTAAAGATTCCATGACCTCTAAATAACCAGTCCTACCGTCCTTAACAACCTGCATCTTCAAAACAGGTAAAGTCGCATTCTTTCTGATAAAAAATTCCATACAAAGATAAATACTTTGTTAGGACTCTTTTCTTAAACCTGCTTCATAAAACTCAAATCTATTGTGTTCCGTGGGAGTAATCATCATCAGAGCTGGTTTGATGTTTCCCGCTTTTGTTTCTTGGAAGATGTAACTCATCCACGTTTGTTCAAAAGGACGGTCCCACTTAGTTGTTAAAAACATTTTCTCATTTCCATACTTTGAAACTACTTGCGGCCAGTTACAATAGTAAACCTCACCTATGGCAAAGGGGATATTCTTATAAGAGAACATTTGATTGAATTTGGTCCTCGGAGCATTCGGGTCCAAACCATGAACGGGAAGATTGGGTTTTTCCGGCCAATACTCTTCTCGTTTGTTTTGTGGTACATTATACCACGACCATTGGACTCCATTATCACCATAAAACTCAGAATAATTGAGTTTGATGAAATCCAACGAATGGTTTTTGGTTATTTCCAAGGACTTTTCATAGATTCCACTTACGTGTCTATTGAAACCATTTCTACAAACTGAATCTTTTCCATTGTAGAAAAACATGTCATCTTCAAAAAACCAATAAAAGTCAAAGTCGTTTTCCTGAGCGTGTTCTGCAATCCATTGTCTACCACCACAAATTCCTAAATTATCTTTTTTGATATGTTCAAAACCATGTTGTTCGCAAAGTACCGAGTATTTCTCGGTAGTTGAAAGGTCGGATGAATTGTCTAATAAAAACTTTTTCGGTTTCGTCAAAAAGTTATTATCATAAAGTTCCATTGATTTAATCAAAGTTTCAAACTGGTTCGGACTATTGAATGTGATTACGTAAAGTGCCGTATTATTAACATCTAACTTGTTGTAGTTTGAAATACCATTTACGTTTTTCAATACGTGCTTGTCATTTTTTAAATCTTCACAGAATTTACCAATCAATCCATTGTCTTCAATTTGATAGTAGTCAAACATGTCAGAATGACGATATAACATAATACTGAAAATTGACTCTTCAGTACCCATGTAACCATCCGATAGAGTTGATTGGAGAATGTTATAATAAATTCCGTTAACATCTGCAATCACATTTTTATTTCCACCAAACAGACCACCTCTACAAACTAACTTTACATCGGCGCCGGCGTATTGATTAATCTTTGGATATGTGAAACCATGAATTTCGGTTTCAGCTTTGTAAGGAAATGCAATGAAACCAAATTTTTGGAAAAGTTTATCAAACTTATTTTGGATTTTATCGTGTGTGAAGTATCCCCAATGAACTGTGTTGGTAATTCCCGCATCAATCCAAAATAGATATTCAGAATCAAATTGGTCCATTATACGGGCATCATTTAACAAGAACATCTTGGACATGACAAGTGGGTTGTACATTTCCAATTTAGCTTGTGTTGATTCTGGTAACCAACCTGATTGACCATACCAAGAAGGATTCGTTCTTATTTTTTGAATTTTCTCGTAGATATCGTTTTTGAACCAATCTTGTGACCTTGGTATGAACTGTGTGTTTTCTCGATTTCTTCTCTCGAAAACAAATGTTTCTAACTCAGGGTCACCAAAAATTATCATGTTGTTCTCAACTTTTAAAAGTTGGTCAAACTTTTCCAAGTAATGTTCAAAACTTCTTGACCATCCTTCAGTCAATGAGTCTCTTTTAATGTTCCATAATCCTGTTACTAAAGTTGTAGACATATCAATATTTCTTTTTACACACCCAAACGACAGACTCAAAAATCTGACGGTTATAGTCAACTAAATTATTTTCTTGACAACATGCTAAAATGTCTGATTCGGACATTTCGTGCCAATTCCAAATTTTTAGATAAATTGATTCTTCAAAAACTTGTCTGTTGAAAGCGTAATCATGACCCAAGATGTAATCTCCTCTTTTAATAAATTTGGACAAAAGATTAAATTCTCTGATTTTGTCACCACCATCACATAGAACAATAGTTACACCATCGCCCTGAATGAAATCTTTGTATTCCTGTGGAATGTCTTGATAACCGTTCAAAAAGATGTCTTCAATTCGAAGGTCAACACCCATTTCGATAATACCTTGATACCAAGATTTTTCGTGGACATCCAAAGATAAAATGTGAGTGTCTAAACCCAAACGGTCACAGGCATACTTTAAAAATTGCGTGAACCCACCGTTTGATGTTCCAATTTCCAAAATTCTTTTTGGTTGTACATCTCTAATGAAGTTATAAAAAACTTCGAAAGCATTATGATTTTGTTGGGCACCCCAACCGTTGTAAGTTGAAATACTGTCATTGTGTTCCAAGTTACTCTTTTTAAAAATTTTGTCTTCAAATTCCATCATTACACAAATTATTAATTTTCTTTAACAAGTTATAGTTGTTAAAATATTTTTCTTTTATTCTTAAAACTTCAGGTAACATTTTGTCATAAAGTTCTTCAGCATTATTCTCAATGTGATTAATTAATTCTAAACATTGTTTGTGGTTTGTAACGTCTTCAAATGTAAAATAACCGCACTCGGGATAAATTTCTTGTAAATTTGTACAACCCATGTAGATTGGTACTGTGTTGTACAAAATTGAATCATAAAACTTTTCGGTAATCCAATTTTTAGTATATTGGTTTTCCAAAGCAATACTGAATCGATAAGATTCTACCGCACTTTTTTTGTCAGATTCTTTTTTCAAATCCCAACCAGAATAGAAATCAATAAAGGGTGCGTTTTCAATGAGATATTGATTCAGGTTATGTCTACTTCTGTAGGAACATCCTTCGGGATTAATGTCATCCGAATTGAGTTTTGTTATAACTGAGGAAATGTTTCTTGTTTTTGTTGGATTGATATTAATTAGAGTTTCGTAATTCCAATCCTCTTTCTTGTCAATCCAAGGACCTCTTCCACCGTAAAAGGTGTGAGCCGGAGTTTCAACACAGACTTCTTGTGGTGAATAAAACTTTTTGTCGAAACCAAAAACTGTGATGTCGTTATCCTTTGGATAATTCACTTGGTGTGAACCCGCCCATGTTGGTTCGTGGGGAAAAACAAAAACTTTGGACCCTTTTTTAATTGGTAAATTGATATGATTGAAAAATACCACAACATCGTATGAATCATCGTAAACAAACTCAATGTTAGAGGTGTCTTGTTCTGATGTTTTAAATTGATAAATCAACCTTTGTGTGAGGTTTTCAGAGGTGTCCCAATTTGCAGATATTCTTACTTTTTTCATATCGGTTTTTTTATCAGGGATTTTTTATTCTGAAAAAGAATATCTACTTGAATCAAGTCCAAACCATTTAGTCTGTGGAACTCCAAAATCTCATAGATGTCAAACTTATCTCTCAGATATTCAATTACATCACCAATCATACATCCACCAACATTCCATTCGACTAGAGAACATTCAATTTCAATGAACTCAACCTCATCCAACATTTTACCAAGACCTTGCATTATAATAATCTCTGAACCTTGAGTATCTAATTTCAACAAATCTATTTTTTGGATGTTGTGTTTTTCACAAAGGGTTTTTAAAGTTGTACTTACTCTTTTTTCCTCGACTAATCTGTCACCCTCATAGTGCATTGTATTTTCTCTGAATAAAGAATCACCCGTACAATGTCCTTCAACCTTTTTGTAGAAAATAACTTCTTTTCCGTCTTCATTGGATAAAACTTGCACTTCACCGATGTTAACGTGTGGAAAACTTCCATTCTGATTCCAATCATTAGCGTCCACACCCATTAATGTTGTTTCAGGAAATGTTGCCCTTACCGATGCACTCCACTCACCATGACAGGCACCACCATCAACGGAAACTTTGGGATTGAACCCAAATTGTTTTAATCTGTTGTAAACTAACTCCCGATACATTAAACTTTAACTTTTTCCCAATTGTTAGCATTGAATCCAACCTTCAAAATTTGAATTTGGTTTCCCCATCCCATTTCACCCATATTGATACCAGCCAAATGAGCTGAAACACCAATTTCAAATGCTTCCATATCATAAGTGATTGGATGATTTTCATCTTGAGTTTCGAACTGAGTGCAGAAGTCCTCAAAGTGTTTTGCCATCAAACTCAAACGTTCTGAATTTTTTACAAGGAACACGTGTTCGGACGGTAGTTTAGCACCACTCCACTCGGGGTGAATTCCATAAAATAAAAACTTCGCATTAAAAAGTGGTTTGGGCCAAGAGTTGAAATCTGTAGTTTCTTTAAATTCTTTCTCAGCCCAATCGTAGGTGGCATCAGTTCTCAGAGCAACCATATCGAATCCATTATTTTCCCAATGCTCAATCATTCTTTCTACATCCTCAACATTGACTTGTTCTGTGAATCCCGCATCACAATCCATGTAAAGAACATAGTCATACGAACTGTCAATATCTTTGATGGCAGCGAACTTTAACAACTGATTAAATGCACCTACATGGGTTTTGTGATTTTCTAATTTGTCTTCTTTGATAATCACCCGTTCTGTATTTTTAATATCTTCAAACAAATCTGCTCTGTTTGTAGATACCATAACATCCCATGGAGTTTTTGTTAATACGTCGTTAACAAGTCTTTTTGCAAAAGTTGTGTAGATTTCTGAACCCTGTTTACGTTCATTCACAAAAGAAATTGCTGAAACTAAAATTTTTCTCATAACAGTTTTTCAAATTTTTTCATTATTAATTCAGGACTAAATTGTTTATATGGTTGGTCATAGTCCGTGTACTTTATGTAATTAGGTAGGTTTCGAAAAATATCCAAAACATCCTCATAACCTTTATACAAAATTGCCCGTTCACCTAAAATGTCCAAATGACTTCTCTCACCCGATAACTCATAAGTAACTATGGGTTTGTTGGATAAAGCAAATTCAGAAACTGCCAATCCAAAAGTTTCTCCACCGCTACGGGCATGAATCATTGCATCACAAGCGTCTACAAATGCAGACTTTTCTTTCAAATCATAATTACCGGGTAGGAACTTAATTTGGGGGTGTTCAGCAAATTGGTTTATATTCATAAAGATGAAATAGATGTCATCACGTTCACCAACTACCGTACGTATAGCATTTTTTGTTGACTCGATGTTAAATTCTGTCGACCCACCATAACAACCAAAAACTCTCGCATTTTCAGGTATATTATGTTTTTCTCTAAAGTTATATTCTGAAAGAGGTAACTTCTCACAAATGTGTGGTAAGGAATGTGTTTCAGGGTTATAACCTTGGTCTTTAGCCAACCAATCAGAAACATAAAAATACTTGTGACCGTGGGGGTCATTAAATCTGAAAACCGCATGAATTAGACACGGGGTCGATTGGAGACAATATCCGTCGTTGAGACCCATTTTGATTAAGTATAAATAATCAAAATTGTTTTCTTTAAGATATGATTCGTATTGCCACCAATCCATCAATACAACTTCAAACCTGTCTTGGAACTTTTGTAATGCTCCGTGGTCACTGTTTGGGAAACTGAAAATTACACTTTTGTTTCCTAAGATTTCTTCGTTGTATTTCGCGTATTGGTACATGGCAACTTCGGTTCCTCGAATACCTAATTGGTTAGAATGAAATGCAATTTTTTTCATCAGTTGAAATAATTGTTATAAACATAATCGTAAAGTTGGTAATCTTTTTGGTTACGTTCCATGAAAATGTTTTGAATCTCCTCAGAGATGATAATCTCATCAGGATAGTTTTTGTTATGATTTATTTTTTTTTCTCCCTCGTACCTCACAAATTTATAATCAACAATTTTTTCAAACTCATCAAATTGTTCTTCAACTCTCTCTGAAATAAAAACATAATCATAAAGAAAAAAAACGTTTTCAGGTTCGAGTAATCCAAGATATTGTAATTGATAGTTGTCCAAACTGTTATAAACAGGTTCAAAATGTCCTAATTCATAATTTGGTTTCCAGCCAAATTTTAATTTTGGTAAAGTGTTATTGTGATAGTTCAAATACCACTCATTGAAATCCATTTGGTTTTTATAAATGTTTGAAAAGTAGTAATGAGAGACCATTCTTTCCAATGGGTCTCTCACCGAAGTCAAAATTAAAGAATCAAGTTGTCTATTATTTCTTGTAAAAAAATGTTTCAAAACTTTGGGTGACATCATAATGTGTTCACATGAATATTCAAAAAAATCCTTTTTGAAATATTCACCCAAAGAATTTGAATTTCTTGTCAACTCTGCAGCATCACCATACAACCTCAGATACCTCTTGATTAGTTCTGAAGCAGTCTTTGGTGTTTTGATATACAAGAAATTGAACTTGTTCATTACAACTTACAAAGTCCCTGTCAAACGTTCGCACCAACCTTTAGATTCTGAGTGCGGCCAAACCACCCAATATGTTGGTTTAGTTTCGGTTTGGAACTCTCTCCAAACTTTACAGTATCCATCGGGGTCGTTCATCATTCTCTTGATTTCATGAACGTCAGCATCTTTTCTGAATAAAGTTTCATCATTCGGTCCGTGGAAAGCCACAACCCAAAAATCATAATCTTTTTCAGGTACTGATGCATAGTTTACGTCAATACAATGTTTGAATACAGATGCAAAATGTTTTTTCCATTCTTCTTCACTTTCGAAGTTGTATGGATTGGGTGGGTAGTGTTTCTCTAAAGTATATTGTTGAACAGCACGTTTTTCAAACAATAATCCTGCGTATTTCTCATAATCTCTAAGACTTCGTTCCGTGCCGAATCCATAAGGACCATCATGACCTTCTTGGTCCAAACCATCCATACCAAAAAGTTTACGGTTCAATAGGTGAGACTTGTTGTTTCTTTCAACCCATTTCTTATCGTCATCCCATTGTTTGGTTCTACCTTTACGAGTGTATTCGTGCCAAATCAAAACTTTGTGAGGGTGAAACAAATCATAACCCCAAGTGTACGCTCTCGCGGCGATTGAAATTTCCTCACCATGGAAATAGTATTCAGGGTTATGTTGAACCTCTGTTGAGAACTGACCTAATGTAAAACAATAGTGTGCTGAGTAAAAACGAGCTGGCACAGGTTCCTTCAAATCTTGCCAACCAGGAATTGTTTCTGGTAAGAAAAATACGGCACCTTCAGGAATAAAACGGTCGAATGCCATTCTCCATGGTTCTTGTACACGACCTGCGGGGTCATTGTCGGGGTCGAATGAAGAAACATATCCTGTAAGAAGTGGTTTTTTATGTCCCTTCTTTTGGAGTTGTTTAATCATCTTAATCATCTCATCATCCCAATCAGGTGCAAAACGCATGTGAGAATCAATTTGAAGTGTGTATTCTTCACCTTCGTAGAGTTGTTGTACTAAGTTTCTTGCCCAACAAACACCTTCAGCTTCTTGGTATGGAATATTAAGGATTCTGAATCTTTTATCTTTTTCAAATTCTTGTAGGTCGTCAAATCCATCTTCAGGACTAAACTGACGAGCAATACCTATTCTTAAATTTTTTGGTCTTTTAGCATTCTCCAACATGTTTTTAATTGTTGGAATGAGTTGGGGGTCACGATAAGCTGCAATTTGGACGAATATTTTCATTTACATAGTTTTGAGAAAAAAATAAAATTTTTCTCAAAATTATGAATACCAAAAAAAGACAGAATACAAAGTATTTTAAACTACGTCAAGAGTCAAAGTTTCTGTCGCACCGGAACTACCCCACTGAGTTATGTAGGTGCCGACAACGGCTCCTAAAGTGGATAGAGTTGTACCTGTAAACGTTGAGGTTCCATTAAGAACACCTCCAGAATACCCTTGTGGGACTTTGATACCACCAAATCCATCGGTACCAAAATTATCACCGGTTACCGAGTCGGCAGTAGTAAGGTTTCCTGAACCAAACGATGGGGGTGTGCCCAAACTAGCTCCTGTATAGACTTCTTCATTTATTGATGAACCCACACAGAAAAGTCCTTGTGACGGATTAATAAAACTTGAACCAGCACTGTAAAGCGCTGGTGTGAGAGATGATAAGTCCACACTTCCAGTTCCCGATAACACAACGTCAGGTCCAACTTCCTGTAATGTAAAGAAGAATCCCTGAATTGGTGGTGTTGATGATGGTGTTGGTGTAGGTGTTGGAGTTGAAGTTTGTGTTACCGTTGGAGTTGGGGTAACAGTTGGACAGTTACCGTAAACTGAAATTGTTGAACCAGTAATACATCCAGGACCACATCCAGTACTTACTTCATATATGATATTATTCTCAAGGTAATAACCTTCAGGGTTACCCGTATTTACACCCGCCTCATCAGACCATACTAAAGTTGAATCAGATAGATTAGTTCCATTGACAAATAAAGTTGCAAATCCTGGACATCCACAAATTGCTACAGGGTCCGCTTCATCATGACAAACATTCTCCAATCTAGTTCTAATTATGTTTGTTGGTGTTGGTGTAATTGAACTTGTCAAAGTCATGGTTGGTGTTATAGAAGGTGTTACCGATGGCGTTGGGGTCATAGAGGATGTCACCGATGGCGTTGGTGTCATAGAAGGTGTTACGGATGGCGTTAACGTAGATGCTGGCGGAAAAACACCGTCATCAACCACACTGAGCATAGATGTTTGGGGCACTGTAAATGTTCCGTTGATTGCCCAAACGTTTTTGATTTGACCTGCCTCAACAACAAAATCATAATTCCACATCAAGTTATTACACTCTTGATATGAATATACCTGAGTAGTTGCGGTGTTGTTTGTTAAAGTATATTTACGACAAGCCATTTGGTGTTTTTTATAATAAATATTTCATTTTTATCAAAGACCCTTTTACCAAGGACACCAATACCCTCCGATTTCTCCGGCAACTATACAACCATTAACGATTGTGGGACAGGTTGGGAATGTTCCTGTACCTGTTGCGGTTACAGAACAACAACTATTGGAGCCAGGACTTGTACAATAATTGTAAGAAGAATAAATTGGTGTGCTAATGTGACATCTTATTTCATTTCCAAATGTTGCGATGTTTGCAACATCAACTCTTAATGTATACCAAGTGTTATTAACAGGTGATGGAATATTAAACACTCCATACTTACAATCACCTTGTAACCCTGTACCAACAGCAATTCTAATGTTGGTAGAAGCCGTCGAGACTTGTACATATTTGAATGAAATCATGTAAGAATAAGACCTTGTTGGGTATGGGTCACTTACATGAGATTCTGTTTGTAATGAAAGTGGCTTTGTGTCCGAAACAATATATGGTCCCAAACCTACCCCACCATCATTACATGGTTGTAGATATGAATACCATTCACTAATATTTTGATACAACGCCGCCGAAGACGGTGCTGCAATACTTTCGTAAATTGTTATACTCTGTGACGTTCCCGCAACACACGCACAAGCTGAAGTTGGTGTTGGAGTCGGAGTTGGTGATTTAGTTACCGTTGGTGTTACTGTTCTGGTTGGAGTTGGTGTTGGAGTTCTCGTTGGTGTTCTTGAAGGAGATACAGATGGTGTTGGAGTGTTTGTTGGTGTCGCGGTGTTAGTTGATGTTGGTGATGGTGTTATCTGAGCTTTACAACTATTAACGGTTTCACATGTGGCACAATCATTATAAGTTGTCGCACCTTCGGTGTAAGGTATATTATTACCCTCACCCGTACCATAGAAAGTTCCTGTCAAAGGTCCTACGTTAACGAATGAAACTGGTTGTTCAATAATTGTATAACAAATATTTGTTAAACTTGTCTGACCTGTAATGTACCAAACTCCGTTAGGTGGTATTTGTGAAGATTGATTATCCAAATAAGAAATTGCGTAGTAAGAACCTGGACTACAACAGTTTTCCAAGTATACAAAGTTCAAATTGTTAGTTGGAGTTGGGGTTGGAGTTTGTGTTCTTGTTGGAGTAACCGTTGGGGTTGGTGTTGGACAGGGGTAATCTATTATACATTCTTCACAGTTTAGCTGACCATATTCATCAATAACAAAACTACCTGATTCTAAAATTTGTGTGGGTTCACTAATAATTTTCCAACATTCAATTGAACCTGTGAAGTTGGCGGCTATCGTATCGTTAGCACTTGGAACATAACCATTTAGAATGTTGATGTTTTGGTCCGTAAGTTCTATTCTCGTATCACAACAATTTTGTACCGTAACTTTGTAATAAACCGGTTCTGAACTTGGTGTCACTGTCATAGTAGGGGTAACAGTAGGTGTTGAAGTTGGGTCAGGTGTTACCGTTGGAGTAAGTGTTGGTGTTACACTGGAACTTGGTGTATTAGATGGTGTGTTAGATGGTGTGTTACTTGGAGTGTTTGATGGTGTGTTACTTGGTGTATTCGATGGTGTTTGAGTTGGTGTAATTGATGGTGTTATAGTTGGAGTAACACTAGTACTTGGTGTGTTACTTGGCGTATTGGATGGTGTATTACTTGGTGTATTACTTGGTGTATTTGACGGAGTATTACTTGGTGTTTGAGTTGGCGTAATTGAAGGAGTGATAGTTGGTGTGACACTAGTACTTGGAGTGTTGGAAGGTGTGTTACTTGGTGTATTTGATGGAGTATTACTTGGAGTGTTGGAAGGTGTATTAGATGGTGTTTGAGTTGGTGTTATTGAAGAAGTAATTGTGGGTGTAACACTAACACTTGGAGTATTGGATGGGGTGTTCGAAGGTGTATTTGATGGTGTATTACTCGGAGTATTACTAGGAGTGTTTGATGGGGTATTAGTTGGAGTCTCTGTAGGTGTGATTGAAGGAGTTACTGATGGTTCAGGTGTATTTGAAGGGGTATTACTTGGAGTATTCGATGGTGTGTTACTTGGAGTATTACTTGGCGTATTCGATGGTGTGTTTGTTGGTGTTTCGGTCGGTGTAATTGATGGTGTTAAAGTTGGAGTAACACTCACACTCGGGGTATTACTTGGTGTATTCGAAGGCGTGTTGCTAGGAGTATTACTTGGAGTATTCGAAGGTGTATTACTTGGAGTATTTGTCGGGGTTTCCGTAGGTGTGATTGAAGGAGTTACTGATGGTTCAGGTGTATTTGAAGGTGTATTACTTGGAGTATTTGATGGCGTGTTACTTGGGGTGTTTGTTGGAGTTTCAGTTGGTGTAATTGAAGGACTCACACTCGGCTCAGGTGTGTTGGATGGAGTATTAGATGGTGTGTTTGTTGGAGTATTGGTCGGTGTAATACTTGGAGTGTTGGATGGTGTATTAGAAGATGTATTCGTTGGTGTGTTACTTGGAGTCACACCTGGGGTATTACTTGGAGTATTTGAAGGTGTATTCGTTGGAGTGTTAGTTGGAGTTTCAGTTGGTGTTACTGAAGGACTTACACTCGGCTCAGGTGTGTTACTTGGAGTGTTTGATGGAGTATTTGTTGGGGTGTTAGTTGGAGTTTCAGTCGGTGTCACTGAAGCACTGACGCTTGGCTCAGGGGTATTACTTGGAGTATTAGATGGAGTATTTGTTGGAGTGTTAGTTGGGGTTTCAGTCGGTGTGTTTGTTGGGGTGTTACTTGAAGTGACTGCTGGTGTATTCGATGGAGTTTGAGTTGGAGTTTCTGTAGGTGTCACTGAAGGTGATGCGCTCACAGATGGGGTATTACTTGGCGTATTTGAAGGTGTATTTGATGGAGTATTTGTCGGTGTTTCAGTCGGAGTATTTGAAGGTGACGCACCTGGTGTTGCAGTTGTCGAAGACGTCGGTGTTTGAGTTGGGGTCTCAGTTGGTGTAAGAGTGTTTGTGGCTGAAGGTGTGTTCGTAGGAGTTTCTGTTGGACTTACACTCGGAGTATTTGAAGGTGTGTTAGTCGGAGTTTCTGTTGGACTTGGAGATGGTGATGCACCAGGTGTTTCACTTACAGAAGGAGTAATCGAAGGTGTTACAGTTGTAGTATTAGTTGGTGTTTGCGTTGGGGTTTCTGTAGGTGTAGAACTATTTGTTGGTGTTGGAGTTTCGGTACTAGTTTGTGTAACTGACGGACTTGGTGTTGGGGTTGTTGAACTTGTTGGTGTGTTTGTTGGTGTTTCTGTCGGTGTAAGAGTTGGTGTTTCTGTATTAGTTGGAGTAGGTGACTGAGAAGCTCCAGGACTCATGGTTACAGTTGGAGTTGGTGTCTCACTTGAAGTAATACTTGGCGTTGGAGTGACAGATGATGTAATTGTTGGAGTTATTGTTGGAGTAGTCGTTGGACTAACGGTTGGTGTTGGTGTTATAGAACTTGTAACTGTTGGTGTAACAGTATTTGAAGGTGTGACCGAAGGGGTTGATGCAATACTTGATGTTGGTGTATTGGTTGGTGTTTGAGTTGGTATCAACGTACAATCAACAACTTGAGTTACGATACTACCTGACAGAGTTAATACTTGTGTGTAACCAACAGGTGATATTGTACCCAAAATGTAATTTCCAAAAAGTGGATAACCGTCGACTTCGAATGAAGTCCCCGAGGCATTTTGAATTTGTGTTCCAATGATAGCAGGATAAGTACCTACATAAACCGGAGCGAATTGTCCGTCGGCATTCAGGGGATTTACTTGTAGGTAATCGTATGCTTGACAAGCATCTGTTGTTGAACCTGTGAAAACACCTTCATATAAACTTGAATATGTTAGTTGTAAAACATATCTTGGGTCGGTTGGAGTTATGGTTGGGGTCGGTGTAACACTTGATGTGATTGTTGGGGTTTGAGTTGGTGTAATAGTTGGTGTTGGTGTCGAGGTTCTTGAATTTGTTGGAGTGAATGGGTATTGACAATCCTCATCCACAATCATGGTATAAGAATATGCTGTTATAAATGTATTATTTACCGCCCATAAATTTTTGGTCTGATTGGGTAATAATTCATAATCATAGTTCCACATTCCTGTGGTATACTCCTGATACGAATAAGTCATTATCTCATTCGTAGGATTATGAATAGTAATAAAACAGCCCGCCATTATCTAAGTCAACTTTTTATAAATACAAAAAGTATTGTAAACTTTAAAATAATGTTTTTCAAAAAATCTTATTTAGTACAAATAAATCAGCATAAATTTCGTTTCCTGGGTCTGTAGCGCTGAATTCTATGGTAACATCTAAGGTGTTGGGGATTGTTGTATCAAAAGTCGTGTTATTTATATTTAGGAAGCCTTCACCATAGACTTGACCATTATTCTTTACAATTTGAAAATTTCCGTGAGTGGATATTGAAGCAATTCCGGCAGCACCGATTGTTCTAATTGTAAAATACGCATTGAAAAACCAATTATCGTTAAGCGCTGAAGGTGCAAATGCCGCACTTTGGGCTAATACAACTGAACCCGATTTCAAACGAATAATAATGTCATCATTTGTGGTGCTTGCAATTCCTCCCATAATCAATTGAAAACTATCACCAATTGAAAATCCGTTCGCCGGCACGGATAGTGTACCAACACCTGTACCAACAATAGATGTTTCAGTTGTTGCAGTTGCTGTTAAACTATTTCCTGTCAAAGAGTAAAGTCCATATACTAAGGGATATGGTGGTGTTGGCGCCGAGATTCCTGAAGACCCTGAAGTACCTGACGAACCGTTATCCCCGTTAATTCCCGAGGTACCATCAATTCCACTACTACCACTTGTGCCTGAAGTTCCATCAATTCCACTACTACCACTTGTGCCTGAAGTTCCATCAATTCCACTACTACCACTTGTGCCTGAAGTTCCATCAATTCCACTACTACCACTTGTACCTGAAGTTCCATCAATTCCACTACTACCACTTGTGCCTGAAGTTCCATCAATTCCACTACTACCACTTGTACCTGAAGTTCCATCTGTTCCGCTAGTCCCACTACTTCCACTTGTGCCAGAAGTTCCATCTATACCACTACTTCCACTTGTGCCAGAAGTTCCATCTAAACCGCTAGTACCTGAAGTTCCGTCAATACCACTACTTCCACTTGTGCCAGAAGTTCCATCTAAACCGCTAGTACCTGAAGTTCCGTCAATACCACTACTTCCACTTGTGCCAGAAGTTCCATCTAAACCGCTAGTACCTGAAGTTCCGTCAATACCACTACTTCCACTTGTGCCTGAAGTTCCATCTATACCACTTGTTCCTGAAGTGTTGGATGAAGTGAAAGCAGAATATGGTATTTTGTATGTTGCCCCTGATGGGTCTACATTGTAATTGACTATAACCATCCAAGAATCTGAGTATCCTGTGGATGCTAATGGTAATTGGGAGATGGGTAAATTTGGCATTTTATTTTATTTTATAAATATGTTTTTATAATCCGTATTTGGATTTATCGGCATTGTAGTTTTGTGAAACTTCTGAACCCGTTAGTGCTTTGTTATACATTCTAACAACACCCATTCTGCCATTCAACCACTGACCAAATTGTCCTCCGTTGAATGAACCTAAATACAAAGGAGATGTTGTGTTTTTAATACTTGTGAATGAGTGAGAGTTGCTCCCAATAAAACCACCATTTATGTAAAGAGCCAATGAATTGCTTGCAACGTTGGTCCACACACCAACAACTTGGTACCATGTGCTGATACTTAAACCTGTGGTTGGTGATGTAATTGATGTCGAGCCATTACCTATTTCCATAAACGTATTACCGTTAGATTGAGTTCTTAACCCATATCCCCAATCAGCAGCATTACCACCATCTGTTTTTCCAATTAAAACTCTACTTGACCCCGCAAGTACCGAATGATTCACCCAAAACTCAATAGACCAATCACCACTACCTGGTTCTAATAAGGTATTGTCTGCAACACTAATTTGAGATGATGTGCCATTGAATAAGAAATATGGTGATGTGAATGTAATGTTAGACATAGTTCCATTTAAACCATTACCCGATAAATCATTTATCACGGTCCCACTACCAGAATAACTTGATGGATTACTTGGGTCATAATACAATACGAGGTTACTTGTTACAGGAGCGTTAGGTGTTGAACTCGGAGTTGGGGTTTGTGTCGGTGTGATTGTTGGTGACGTGGTTGGTGTTACGGTCGGAGTTAGTGTGTTTGTTGGAGTTGTTGTGGCAGTTGGAGATGGTTCAACAAACCTTGGAGCTAAAAAGTTGTATTGTTGAGTAATTTCAGAAATATTGAGAGCCCTGTTATAATAATACATGTTAGCAACATATCCTGATGGTTGTCCTGCAATTGAGCCCCAATAATCATGACGATTACCACCGGCGGTGTAAGGTACTGTATTTCCAACCTGTGTTGTATTGACATAATACGTACTACCTGTTGAAGTAGCAACAACGGTTAATTGTACCCAAGTATCTACAATTGGACTAACATCATAAGTTGAATTAATAAATGAACTTGTATTATTATCGTAAAAACCTAAATTATTAGAACCAACCGCGACTAATAATGGGTGGTCATTTGGTGCAGTTCTGTATAATGTTCTCCAATATGTTGTGTCATTACGTAATCTAACCCAAGAAATATATGTATATCCTGATGTTGGTAATGTTGGACCAGTACCATTTACTCTAATATTTGTATTGACGGCACCATTACAATCAAAACATTTAATGGTATTTAATTCTGTATAAGGAGCGTTTGTTAGAGTATGATTAAACGAACTCGTTAAATCGAATACCGTATTTCCTGTACCGGGATAACTTTCACTATCATAAGCATCAAGTTGAATTATCAATCCTGAAGTTACAATACTTGGTGTTGTAGATGGTGTTGGTGTTATTGTGTTTGTTGGCGTTACTGTCGGAGTTTGAGTATTAGTTACACTTGGCGTTGGTGTTACAGTATTAGTTGGTGTCTCTGTTATTGTAGGTGTTACAGTATTGGTTGGTGTCTGTGTTATTGTAGGTGTTTGTGTAACTGTTGGTGTTTGAGTATTTGTTGGTGTTAAAGTTGGTGTCTCGGTCGATGTAACAGACGGCGTAGGACTTGATGTTGTTGTTTGGGTTGGTGTACTTGTGGATGTAGGTGTGGGAGTAACATCAAATTCAGAATTTGTTTGCACCAATATCGAAATTGTCGAACCTGTAAATGAATAATCTAAATCTGTGAAATTTGATACTTTATTCAACTCGGCATAATTTCCTGGTATCGTGTAATAACTAGCACCCGAGGATGTTCCCGAGTAGACTATAACAGAACCACTCAAAGATATTGGAGAACCTGTAGTTGTACCCAAAATATCAACGAAAGAAATTTCAACATCCGAGCTCAATGTTGTGTTAGCGGTTGCGTTATAAAGAGCGTTTATAGAACCTGGTGAATATTCCCCAACTAATTCGATAATCACCGTACCAACACTTACCGATGGAGTTGGAGTTTGGGTTTGAGTTGGGGTTGGAGTTGGTGTGGGAGACTCAAACTCAATTATTATTGCCGACCCATCTTCTTGTTCTATTAAGAAAAAATCTTCTTGTAATAAAAAATTTCCATCAGGTATAGTTTGTGTAACAGTAGGAGTTAGAGTTGGTGTTACTGTTGGCGTTGATGTAAAAGATGGTGTTGGTGATTGTGAAGAACCCGGACTCATTGTCACTGTAGGTGTTGGGGTCTCACTATTTGTAACCGAAGGGGTTGGTGTATTCGTCGGTGTTTCCGTTGGTGTTTCTGTTTGACTTGTTGTTGGAGTTAATGTTGGGGTTGCGGTAAAACTCGGCGTTGGTGATTGTGATGAACCAGGACTCATTGTCACAGTTGGAGTTGGCGTTTCACTACTTGTTACTGAAGGTGTTATTGTTGATGTTGGGGTATTTGTTGGTGTAACCGATGAGGTAATACTTGGAGTTGGAGTGGGAGTAGGGGTTTGGGTTGGAGAATTTGATGGTGTTGGTGGAATGGTACAATCAATACAACTCAAATCCAAAAGGAAGTATTTGTCCTTTAACAATCTGAAATTGTGTTGAATCATTGAGGCGTCCAAAGGCTCGGAATAAAGTCTAAATGCGCTTATATCCCCGATGAAACTACCACCAAAAATTTCTTCCATATAAATGTCCGTAGTAAGACCTGAATATAGAGTTGTTTGACGAAGAATATCCGTAGTCAAATCTTCAGGGTCTTGTTGGTAAGTCATACCTGTCAAAGAAGGTGGACAAGAACCTGAGAATGTAAGGTTATCTTTTAAACCTTGCGTACCCCCACCTACAGAAATGTTATATGGAACCCCTACTTGTTTTTCTTTTTCGGTATTGAGTGGTCTTGGTATAATCTCTTCAAAATCGTCAACGGTCATAAAAGGTCTGCCGTTAATGAAGACTTTAAGTTTACCCAATCTGTATTTTCGTTGTTCTAACCAATAGTCGGTAATTTTGACTATATCGGTTTTGGCTGGTGTGTATCCCGAGAGTCCCTCTTCGTGTGTGAACGGTGCTTGAACCAAAGCTGCGGAGTTTCCTGCTGTTGTTGCCGTGAACACAGGAAACACCACTTGTCCGAGACCACCTAAAGCGCTCAGGTCTTTACAATCAAACCATTCATCTCGTTGGAAGACCACATCCACTTGAACCCAATGTTCTTCATCTATGTAAGTGGTTCCACTACAGGCATCGAATATTCCCTTTGTTGAACACCATTCAATAACAGTTGTTCCTGTTGTCCAAGTAGTTGCCGTCAAACAAGTTCCTGATGGAACACAAGAACCTGTAATCAAATATTCTTTAACACAAATTCTTGGGTTACCAGTATCACCACTAAATCTAACGGACATACCATTTGATACACCGTCGTAAAGTGGGTCGTATTCTCCAACTACTTTTGTAATAGGACAAGAACATGGACACCCACATCCACAACTATTTGATGTTACGGCGGTGAGTTGATATACTGGAAAACAATCTGCACCCGTTCCTCCCGTTACCAAACATCCACAGGTATTCATACATGTGAGTCCTGATGTTACTCTTGTATAACCTGTGTCACTTGCAGGACTTCCACTTGCGGGGTGGTAGAATTTGTTTTCGGCTCTTGTACCCATAAAGAAAAACGTTCCTTTATTATCGGGGTATCTGTAGTTCAATCCGACACTCGTATCTCCTGTCCATCTGTATTTCAAAAGGAACTCAGCAGTCCAACCATAGGAATATCTCTCAGGTAATACTTCATAGTCATAACCTTGGAGTTTGTAGAAACCTTGGTAGAATCCACCAGCAAGACGAGCAACCTGACCAATGTCACCACCGACGTTTACATAAGAGAGTCCGTAGGTGTAAGAGTCGTCATTGAAGATTCTGTTTGCAGGTGTAGTACTTCCTGTAATTGGATGCATTTTGAATCTTCTGTCGTATGCTAATCTGTTGTAGGTAAGGGCGGTTGTTGTGTATAAACCTGTGTAGGCAGTAAGAGTCAAACCTGAAAGTTCGGTGGTAAGTCCATTGTCGATACCTGTTAAACCAACGTTACAAATCTCTGTAGTTACAGGACAAAAGTTCGGGTCAATTTCTGAAGGGTTATAATAGTTTTCAGAAACGATGGTGTCATATTCAAAAGTTTGAACGAGTGGATAAATGGTTGTACCCGTTGAATTGAAATTCATTTTTACGGGAAGTCTGTTACCATCATTTTCCCACATCAGCAAAGGGGAAAAGATTACTTCTTCATGGTAATCTTTTTCGTCGGCAGCCAAGCAAAAGTCATTGATTTCGCCATAGGGAATAAGTCCCCATCTCCTGTAATAATACTGATTGATATTTTGATAAGACATAAACTACAGATAAATACCCGACCAAAGAGTATTTATAGTAAAAAAACTCATGCTCACAATTAACGAGGAATATTTTGACAAACATTATTATTTCCTTCTTCGTGAAAAAAAGGACGGAGGACACCTTTGGTTTGCTGCAGAACCTACTTTATCAGAGGCAAGAAAAAAAGATAGTTACATCAAACTTCCCAAAAACGCAATTGAAAAAGTGAAAAAACATTTGGAAAAATTAATTAAGTCCAAAAACAAAAAATCCACCAAAGAAGTAAAAAGTGAGATTGAAGAATTGGTTGATTTGGATGGTTCATTGAAGACTTCGGCAATTCCTATTTTGGACCCAAGACTTCACCCAAGAAAAACCATGGACCAAACCATCCAAGCCACCACACAACCTGGTAACTATTTGGCAAGAACTTATGCTGGTGGTAGAACATTCTATTCTGAAACTGAAATGAAGGAAGAGGATTTGTCAGGAGCATTTGGATACGAAGAAACAAAAGACCTTCCACCAAAACAAACGGTAAAAAAACTCAAATCTATGGGAGTTGACAATCCCGTCGAAAGAGCAATCGAATTTGGTAAAGACCCAAAAATTTCTCAAGAGAAAAAGAAAAAGGGTAGTCAAATGAGAATTCGTCTTCAAGAAAAAGAAATTCTTGATAAAATTGCTCGGGAGAGAATGGCAAAAATGGTTGAAGATATTTTGGTTGGAAAAGAAAAAACAAAATCATCAAAAGACGTACAAAAATTAAAAAAAGACAATTTGGAAATTTCTAAATCTATGACCAAGGACTTTTTGGATTTACTCAAACAAATTGAAGACGAACAAAGTAAAATATTAAAATCTTCTAAATGAACAGTAAATTATATTCTTCATCTCAAGGAGTTGTCCCCTTTCCAAAGGAGCTAAGATTGCACCTGAAGAATGCCTTTGCCAAGTTTCAAAATGTTGATGAGAATACCGATGGTTACAAAAGAAACCTTGAACTTCAAAATCAAAAGTCGATTGATTACAAACAACTAAAAAGAATAAAAAACTTTTTTGACAATTTCAGAGGTAACGTAAAAGACCCTTCATTTAATTTGAATGGAGGTATTGAAATGAAAAATTGGGTTGAGAATGTTCTACGTCAAATGAGAGAACGTACAAAACTTCACAACCAAGATGCCAAACCAGATTCACCAACAATTGACAAGAATGACTTGAAAGCAAACATTGGTAATTTGGTTCGACCCTCAAAGGAACATAAGACCGCACAACAAAAATATGTTGCCGAACAAACGGTGGTTGAAAGTTTAAAGAGGATAAAAGATATAATATCTAAAATTTAATTATGTCAAATTCTAATCCCTACAGTGTAGACTTAAGTCAAACGGAACCAAACCAATTGACCGCAATTGCCGATGCTGAGAGAAAAAAACTTATTACAAGAAATGACTTCATCAAAGATGCTGATGAGTATGGAGTAACAAATTCTCAAGCTCTTGCTGATGGCGATGATATGGGTAGAGGTACCGGTGTTTATCTTGATGTGTATAATGACAAAGCAGGTACAAGTGTCGATATCTTCGAAAGAAAAGATGATATCAAAATTAACAAATACAATAAGTTCAAAACATACCCCAATTTCTAATGAAATTATTTGGCGTCTTTAGAGAATTAATTACAGAAATCGCATCTTTGGATTCGATTCAAGACGCCATTAAAAATAAAAAACGTGTTGTTATCTATTACGATGGAGATGAACCAGGTGGTCGTGGTCTTCGTTTGATTGAACCTGTTTGTTTGGGAAGAAGTAAACGAAACAACTTAGTACTAAGGGCTTGGGATGACGAAGGTGCCTCTCACCGTGGTTATTTAGGAACAAGACCTATGCCGGGTTGGAGACTTTTCAAAGTAGATAAAATATTGTCTTTCAAACCAACCGCCGAAGTTTTCACAACACCAAGACCAAATTACAATCCAAATGGTGACAAAAGCATGACTTCTGTTATTATTAATGCAAAGTTTTAAGATATGGACCCACAAAAATTAGCAATGGCTAAAGCCATCATGGACAGAAACTCCCAAATGGACAGAGGAGGTTCTAGTAAATCGAGTGAAAGAAGTTTTCAACCAGAAATGCAAATGGAGGAATTTAATATTCCCCAAGCCAAATACAATATCCCACAAGAGTTTTTAGCGGAAACTCCAAGACAACAAAATATGTCGATGCCTATGAATGTGCCGATGAACATGCCTTTGTCCGAAATGGCTGCACCAACACCGAAACAATTCATGAACAAACCATATCCTAAGGCTTCCGTTGATGCAATTCAGAACTCAAAACTACCTGATGCAATCAAGAAGTTGATGATTGAACACCCTATCGAACAACCCGGTGTTAGTAATGGTGTAACTCTAACTGACGAGCTTGTTGAAAAGGCATCTCGTTTGATGGGTACTAAAAAACCTCAAGTCAACGAACAAACTTCACAAGTCAATTCTAGCGGACTAAGAGAAATGATGAAAGATGTTGTTCGTGAAGTTTTGAAAGAGAACGGTTTGATTGCCGAGTCGGTGGAAAAGTCAAATGACAACTTCAAGTTTCAAGTCGGAAAACATTTGTTCGAAGGGAAACTTACAAAGATTAAGAAATTGTCTTAACCCCCCTTTATTACTTCTCAGCCAATTGTTATATTTTAGGGAAACCTATTATTGACAATGGCAAAAATTAACATTTTGGTGGTCCCATCCGACCGTTCGGGTGTCGGAAAGTTCCGTTCTATTGACCCCCATATTTTTTTACAAAACGAATTCCCTGATGATTTCTACGTGGAGATTGAGTTCAATCCACCTATGAATGATTTATCTTTTTACGACAAATTTCAAATTGTTGTTTACCACCGTAGTTTGGGACCCGACTTCGAGAAGTCTTACGAAGTAGTGGAAAAACTCAAACAAAAAGGAATTGTTACTATTTGTGATATTGATGACTATTGGAGACCAACTAAGGAACACCCAATCCATGATATAATTGTCTACAACAAGGTGGATGAAAAGATTAGAAAGAGTGTTGGACAAGCGGGTATTGTTACTACCACCACAACATTTTTTGCAGATGAAATCAAGAAATTCAACAAAAATGTTTACTTATTCCCCAACGCAATCAATCCAAATGAACCTCAGTTCAGAGAACCAACTCCTGAGTCTGACAGATTAAGAATCGGATGGTTGGGTGGTTCATCACACCTTCACGACTTGAAACTCCTTAACGATTCTTTCGCTAAGATTACACACCTCAAGGACCAAGTACAATATGTTCTTTGTGGTTTTGACACTCGTGGTACAATTACTGAAATCAACGCACAAACAGGGGAACACAAAAAACGAAACATCAAACCTGAAGAAACTGTTTGGGCTCGTTATGAAGAAATCTTCACTCAGAATTATAAGATTATATCTGACGAATACAAAAACCAACTTCAGAAATGGGAACAGAAAGAATACCCTGAGTTTGCCAACGAGGCTTACCGTCGAGTATGGACACTACCTGTTACTTCATATGCTAAAAATTACGCGAAATTTGACGTATCTTTGGCACCGATTAAAAACCATATGTTCAACCGAGTGAAATCACAACTTAAAGTTATTGAGGCGGGTTTTTATAAGAAGGCACTTATCGCCTCGAACATTGGACCCTACACCATTGATTTGAAACATTGTTTGAAAAACGGACAATTTGTCGATGGTAACGCACTCTTGGTTGATGAAAAAAGAAATCATGCCGATTGGGCAAAATACATTCAAAAACTTTTACAAAATCCAAACATGGTCAAAGATATGGGTGAACGACTCTACGAAACCGTTAAAGATGTTTATGATTTGAACAAAGTAACAAAAGACCGAGCTGAATTTTACAAAAGTTTAATTAAATAATTATGATTAAAATTCCAATAACCAAGATTTTATTTTTGGATATCGAGACTGTTGGTTTAGAAAAAAACTACACGGCATGTGTGGAAAAACATCCTAAAATCGCTGAGCAGTTTGACAAATACTTTGATTGGTTCCTCAAAAGATTTCCTGAGGACCAACTCATCGAGGAGGACCAAAAGAACAAAGTATTTGCGACACGTTGTGCTTTGGTACCTGAATTTGCCAAAATCGTCTGCATCAGTGTTGCCTTTGTTTTAGAAAATGGTGAAGTCAAAAAACAAACGTTTTCCAATCACAACGAAAAACAACTTTTGTCTGATTGTCAACAACTTTTGGACCGTTGTGGTCGATTGGACTTTTGGCTTTGTGGACACAACCTTAAGAATTTCGATATTCCAATGATGGCAAAAAGAATGGTAATCAACGGATTACTTCCACCTTCCATTCTACCCTCTTACGATACAAAACCATGGGACATCAAAGCAATTGATACTCGTGAGATTTGGCAGTTTGGAGCCTACACAGCAATCGGTTCTTTGGACTTGATGTGTGCATCTATGGATGTCCCATCACCAAAAGATGGTGAAGTAACAGGTGACAAAGTCCACGACGCTTATTGGAATCAAAACAAACTCCAAGAAATTGCCGACTACTGTGAAAAAGACGTTAATGTATTAATCGACATTATTAAAAAATTAAAATCACTTAAATGAGTAATTACGATTTAAATGACCCTGAATTTACCAAGGAACTCCTCAATCTCTACGAAGAAATTAAAAAAATAGAGGACGAGGAGAATCCCGTTTTAGCCGACCTTGAAGATAAGTTAGGATTCAAGATTTCCGACTTTGAGGAATTCTTACACGAGGCAATGACTAAAAGACCTTTCTATTATAAAAAATTACATGAAGACGCTGTTGAACCTGCTTATGTTTATTCAGGTGATTCAGGTTTTGACTTACATAGTGTTGAAGAGGTTCACTTCTTACCCTTTGAAAGAAAATTGGTTCCAACAGGTTTGTCATTTGATATTCCCGAGGGATTTGAACTACAAATTAGAACTAAGAGTGGACTTGCACTTAAACAAGGTCTTATGGTTTTAAATAGTCCTGGTACTGTTGACCAAGGTTATACTGGTGAAGTCAAAGTTATTCTAATGAACATGAATAATACGACTATAACAGTTGATAAAGGACAAAAAATTGCTCAGGCAGTTTTGTGTTCCGTAGAATCAGGTGCTAAAGTTATGTTGATGAAAACTGAGGAAATTGACGAAAAAGACCGAGGTGATAAAGGATTTGGTTCAACTGGAATTTAAAATGGAGAATGTAAGTCCCGTATTACCCGAAGGGGTAAAAAACTACCTTATCGATATTGATGGAACAATCACGGAAGATGTACCCAATGAAGAACCTTGGAGAATGGTAAATTGCGAACCTTACGAAGGGTCTTTATCAATCATTAATAAATGGTTCACCGAAGGTCACATTATTACTTTTTTTACTTCAAGAACTGAAGAACATCGTGAAGTGACAGAATCATGGTTGAAGAAAAATGGATTCAATTACCATAACCTTTTAATGGGTAAACCTCGTGGTGGGAACTACCATTGGATTGACAATCATATCGTCAGAGCCACTCGATATAACGGAGCTTGGACACCCTTAACAAAAGTTAAAACAGACATAGAAGTTTTTGAAAAATGATTACAATTGCGTTTTCAACAAAATCAGAAAAACCTGAACTCATTGAACACTTCCAAAAGTCTTCGGGATATGAGAAAGGCGTTCACGTTATTCAAAAAATTAATAACGGAGAAAAATCTTTATCACAAGTTTATAATGAGGTTCTCAAAGAAAGTCCAAACGACATCATAATCTTCACCCACGACGACGTTTATTTTGACACTAAGGCTTGGTACCACAAAATAAAAAGTCATTTTGAGAAAAGTGAATATGGTATCTTAGGATTGGCGGGGACAACACATTTGTCAGAAACAGGACAATGGTGGGAAACTTCCAAGAGGAAAGATATGGTAGGTATTGTCAATCACGAAAGTGGGGGTAGAAAATGGGAGTCCAAATATTCTGAAGCGATTGGTAATGACATCTATCCTGTTGTAATTGTTGATGGTGTCTTTATTGCAGTGGACAGAAAAAAACTCAAGAAAAACTTCAACGAAGAGTTCCAAGGGTTTCACTTTTATGACTTACCATTTTGTTATGAAAACTACATGGAAGGAGTTAAAGTTGGTGTCATTACTAATGTTAGACTGACCCATAAGTCTGTTGGTATGACAAATGAACAATGGGAAAAGAATAGAAAACTTTTTACTGAAAAATATGCCGAGACTCTTCCCACCAAAGTTCCTTTTGACCCAAGTAGAAAAATCAAAGTTTTATTGTCTTGCATTTCTTTTAGAACTTTTACAGGTTCTGAAGTATACGTCTATGAATTAGCAAGAAGTTTAAAAAAACAAAATTGTCAAGTGACTGTAATGTCACAAATCGGTGGACCACTGACCGCCTTGGCACAGAAAGAAGGAATAAAGTGTGTTTCTTTTGAAAATGCACCTGGATTTAAACTGGGTGACGGTAAATGGGGTCTCATCAATCCTGAAGGTAAAATGGAAGTATCGAAACCAAACATTATGTACAAAACAGGCGAAGTTGATTTTGATATCATTCATTGTCAACACAAACCTGTTGTCGAGAGAATTCTTAACATGTACCCCTCAATCGACAAAGTTTGTACAATTCACTCTGAGGTTATGTCCAAAAATTTAGAGGACCCAATTATTGACGATTCTATAAAAAAATACATTGCAATTCGCCCTGAAATTAAAGAACATTTGATTAATAATTTTGACATTCCTTCAGAAAAAATTGAAGTAATCTACAACCCTGTCGATAAAGAAAAATTCACACTAAAAAATCCACAAGATAAAAACTATGTTTTGTTTGTTGGCACAATCGATTATCTGAGAAAAGAGACAATTATGGATTTGATTGATTACACCGGAGAAAATAACAAAGAGTTGTGGTTGGTTGGTCAAAATAATTCTGAATACTTTGATGTTATTGTGAGTCACCCTCACGTCAAGCATTTTCCACCTACTTGGGACTTGAAGAATTTTTTGATGAACGCCAGTGAAACTGCTGGAATTCAACTTGGTAGAACGACTATTGAGAGTTGGATTGCCGGTAAAAAATCTTGGATATACAAAGTAGATTCTGCGGGTATTATTTTATCAAAAGAATTGACTGAAGCACCTGAAGATGTTGATAAATTTTATTCCGAAAATGTTGCAAAACAAACTCGTGAATTATTCGTAAATGTTTTGTCGTAATGGTAATTCTAACAACAACTTATAATTGTGAAAATTTTGTAGAACGTTCTTTGATGACAATAATGTCTCAAAGATACGGAGATTTCAAATGTTACATAACGGATGACTTGTCTACTGATGGTACGGTCGATGTTGTGAAAAAAACAATTCAAAATGACCCGAGATTTATTCTCATACAGAATTCCAGAAAAATGTATCAACCGGGAAATTATGACCAAATAATTCGAGGTATGAACATCAAGGATAACGAAGTTTGTATTGAAGTTGATGGTGACGATTGGTTACCCAATTCAAATGTTTTTGGGAAAATCGCTGAGATATATTCTGACCCTGAAGTTTGGATGACAAGTGGTTCTTTCAAATACCATGATGGAAGACAAGGATTTGCACAACCCCCACACAGTTTCAATCAAGTCAGAAGTCTTAACTTCACTCTTTCGCATCTTAGAACTTGGAGAGCTTGGTTGTGGAATAGAATTGACCCCCAAGATTTGAAAGATGAAAATGGTGATTATTGGAGTGTTGCCGGTGATTTAGCTTTTATGTACCCAATGTTTGAAATGGCAGGACCTGACCACTTTAAATTTATTTCAGACATCTTATATGTTTACAATGAGTCAAATCCATTGAACGACCATAAAGTCAACATGGGAAAAGTTATGGAATCTGTTAATAAACTTCGAGCTAAGCAACCTTACGAAAGACTTTAATATGAAATTAAAAAATCCAATTGATTTAGTGACACCATTTCGTTTCGATTTGGTCATCAAATACATGTATGCAAATTCAATTTTAAAAGGATATCAAACCGATTATTTTAAAAGAGTATACAAAGACCATTTAAGAGTTTGGAATGGTTTTAAAGAATATGATAACCCCAATAAAAATAGTTTCGAAGCATTTGACCAAGAGTTTCAAAACATTATCAACTCAATAAAGACGGAAGGTTTTGACTCAAAGATTTCTGAAGTCCCAATCCTCGAAGACAAGTTTATTGTTAACGGTGCTCACCGAGTTGCCGCGGCACTAGCCCTAAAAAAAGATGTCGCAGTTAAACCATCAACATCTCCCCAAGATGGACAAAAAGATTGTTCTTGGATTAACCTTTTCAAAGGTTTAGGATTGTCAGAAAAAATTTGTGACCAAGTCGCAATTGAATATGCTAAGTTGAAAAAAAATACCTATGTGGTGACGTTGTTTCCAACCGCTAGGGGAGAATACCAAAAGGCGATTGATGTAATCAACAAATACGGAAACATCATCTACTTCAAAAGATTAGATTTAAAAAAACATGCTCCACTTAATCTTATGAGGGAGTTGTACGTGGGAGAAGCGTGGGCAGGAGGTCCTGAAAACAATTGGGTAGGGTTCCGTCAAAAACAATCTCTATGTTATACCAATGACTCACCTACTTACGCTTTCTTAGTTGAACTTGATAAGATGGAAATAGGAAGAACCATCAAAAATGAGATTAGAGACATTTTTCAGGTGTCAAACCACTCAGTACATATTAACGACACTCACGAACAAACTGTGAGGATTGCAAAGTGTTTATTTAACGAAAATAGTGTTCACCACTTGACTCACACCCCACCAGTAAACTTTACAAAGTTTCAGGATTGTTTGAACCGATTCAAAAAGTTTATTGTTGATAATGGTTTGGATTTAGATGACTATGCGGTAACCGCTAGTTCTGTGTTGTCAATCTATGGACTTCGTGAAGGTCAAGATTTGGATTACCTCCACCATGAGTTGAAACTTGTATTCGACCCTTACGACTTGATTCATTCACACAACCAATATGGAATAGGTCGTTACGACTTACCCTATGATGAGATTATCTACAATCCTGAATTCCATTTTTACTCTCAGGGAGTGAAGTTTGTATCCCCAAGAATTGTAAGGGCACTTAAGTCTAAAAGGGGGGAACCTAAAGACATCACTGATGTAAAATTGATTGATACTATCCTATGAGAAAGTTTTATTTTGCACCCACCCCTTGGTCCTCATCCCAACAAGTCTTTGAAGATTATCGATTTCAAACTCCAAATAACTTAGGTATTTGGGAGGATATTCAAGCAACCACAAACATCGATGAGGCGGAGTTTTTGGTCATCCAAGATGAGTGTTATGATGTTGCAGTCATCAATAAATTCCCACCCCAAAAGAGGTTGTATTTCAATAGGGAGGCTTTATCGACCCATTTGAAAGGGAAATACCCTTCATCGGAATACAATAGATTTAGTTATTGGGATGGTACAGGATATCTCCCCCTCAGGTGGTGGTATGGGTCAACTAAATCCGCATCATCTCAAGGATACGGTGGTATTTCGATGGATTATGACGAATTAATCAATCTTCAACCACAACAAAAAACAAAAAATTTGTGTTGTGTATTATCAAACAAAGAGATGACTGAAGGTCATAAAATTAGAAAAAATTTTACTAAATCTTTTTTACAAAAATATTCTTTTGATTTATTTGGTTCTGTAGAATTCAAAAATTCCGAATTGAGAGACAACGATAAAATGTCAAATCTTATGGAATACAAATACTGTTTAGGTTTTGACAACCAAGATTTCATTAAGGATTTTTTCGGAACTCAATGTACAGATACTATTTTAGCTTGGACAGTTCCTATTTTTTGGTGTGGACAAGATTTATCGAAATATCTTCCTGAGGGTTCATTCATTCAATTCAACGCTAGAGATTTGAACGAGATTGATAGAATTATTGATATTATTGAAAATGATGATTATCAGTCAAGAATCCCAGCACTTAAAGAAGCAAGAGAGTATTTACTTAACCAACATAATTTTTTCCCAACTATAAAAAAAATAATTGATAATGCCTGAACTAAACGTATACATTCCCACTTGTGATGCCAACATATTTGTTGTCAAATATTTCCAATATTTTTTTAACAAGTATTGGGGAAAACACATGAAGGTAAAAATTTTAGGCTTCAATCCGCCTGATTTTGAACTTGATGATAATTTCGAATTTATTTCTATGGGTTCTGAACAAGTTGGTGGAGCCAAAGGATGGACAAATCATTTGTTGGATTTTTTCGAAACAATTGAAGATGAGTATTTCGTATTCGGTTTAGATGATTTTATGATTTCACGTCCTGTTGATTTGGAACTTTTCGAAACCTGTAAGGAACTTTTGTGTGATGAAATTGGACGTATCGATTTACAACCTTCTCTTCAATACGCAAGAAGAAAAGAGCAAGTAAATTTTTACACCGAAAAGAATGGAGTTCAATTTTTATCGTTGAGGTCCCCACGACCTGGTGGGTCTGATTACCACATTGCCTCGGCATTTTCTATTTGGAACAAAAAGTGGTTCCTCAAAAATATGAAAAGAAATTGGTCCCCATGGGATTGGGAACTCACTGGTAGTTCGAGTCTACAGGGTGGTGATTCAGAACCCAAAGTAATTGGTTCAGTTGATAGGTGGACCATTAAAAAACTTGAAGTACTCAGTTCAAGATGGGGTGATTTGATTAATATCAGAGGAATTAGAAAAGAAGATGTTGAAGAAATGAAAAAATTATCAAAACCTACCGATAGAATTAAAAATTTTATTCCCATTATGGACAATCAGTGGTATTATTCAGTACCGAATGGAGATTGGGAATCCACAATTTTTGGTGATTAAAAATTATGAATATGACAAAATACAATTTAAAAAACAAACTTGTTTTAGTTACCGGAGGTACCGGTTTCTTAGGTAAACCACTTATCAAATACTTACTTGGTCTCGGTGCCAAGGTTAGAACCATCGCACGTAACGAGGGTAAACTAATTGAACTAAAACAAATGTACCCTGAAGTTGAAATTCTTACGGGTGATATTTCTGACCAATTTGAAGCACGACAAGCAATGAAAGGTGTGTCTGCGGTTTTTCACTTGGCAGCATCAAAACACGTTGGTTTAGCAGAAAAACAAGTTAGAGAATGTATCAAGGCAAATACCATCGGAACCATGAATTTGTTGGATTGTTCTATGGATGAAAACTTAGAATTTTTCATTAGTATTTCCACCGACAAAGCGGCTCAAGTAGTAGGTGTTTACGGAGCAAGTAAACTTCTCATGGAAAGACTCCACAACCAATATCAACAACTCAATCCTTCGTGTGATTACCGAATTGTAAGATACGGTAATGTTTTATACTCAACGGGTTCTGTTTTGTGTAAATGGAAGGATTTAATCGAACAAGACAAAGCGGTCACAGTGACTGAACCTAAAGCAACTCGATTCTTTTGGACTGTAGACCAAGCAATCGATTTAATCTTCAATTGTTTGGAAAATTGTAATGACACAACACCATATGTACCCGACATGAAATCAATGAGTATTGAAA